GTTTTCTTATCTGGTTGTGGCATAAGAAATACTAGATGCTTGTTCTCGAACCTTAGTTGTTCTGCGATAGCTCTATATTTCTGTACATCTCCTACCCTAAAGAAGCCTTTGACCTCTATAAAATAGTCACCATTAACAAAATCAGGTGTATAGTTACGTCTAACTGTATAAGCAATTCTATTGGGTTCATATTCCCACTCCTTTCCTAATAATTGATGACATTCTTTCTCTAGTTTACTTCTGTACTTGTTATTTTTAGTCATAAAAGTTATCCAGTTTATTACCTTCAGCATCAATCTCAACGGCCTTAGGTTCACGTTTAACGGTAGTTAAGTATCTAGGGCCTGTAGAGTATAGGAAAGTTCTTAAACCTTCTTCCTTCCAACATTCTTGCTTGTAAGCACAATAGCTACAACCTACAGCTAACTTCATATTACCACTCTTACCATCAGCAATAGGTTCATAACATCTCTTAGGTGGTTCGTCACTCTTAACTGTCTTCTTGATATTAGAGATTCTATCAGTAATACTAAAAAAATTCAACTTAGTCCAATACCATTGAGTCTCATCATCCATATCATACTTAAGGTATGTTAAGTGGCCATTAGTTTTATCCATCACTAACCAACCTACATCAGTAGTGTTCTCAGCATAAGCATAGCCCTTGATCTGGTCGATATAGCCGAAAGGGTCATCATTAACTAAAGAACCATCCTTGAACTTCTTAAATCCATAAGGAGAGGCTGACTTAACGTCTGTCAATACACCATCAATCTTACAGTCCATAGAACCTTTAATGCCATCTACTTCTACTTTCTTCTGTTCAGCTGTCACTTCGTGTCCCGATAGTTTAGTTAATGCTAGAATCATCTCCTCGATAAGGTGGCCATAAAGAAACTTAATTCTCGTATGAGGCATCAGTTCTTCACCTTTATGCCCATTATATCCATACCACAACTGTCTATCTTTCTTACCTATGTTAGACATACGTAATCTACGGTTGTCAAACTCGTGTGCTGTGATGTTATTGATTAGAATATTCTTTATATTCTCACCAAAGTCTTCAATAACCTTCTCAATGTTTACACCTTCTGCTACTACCTTAGTGTCTATTAATTTATAAATATCATCTACTATCGTATCTGTTGTTTTTAGTGTGTCTGTTCCCACGTGTTACCTACCTTATATTCACCGTCTAAACGGCAGTTTAGTTTAAAATCTTCACCTGCTCTCTGCATACAAGCTACTGCTAGTTGTCCGAACTGCTCTGCTTGGTCTTCTCTTACTTCTGATTGTATTTCATCGTGTACATTAAGTACAAACTTGTAGTCTATACTATACATTATAGCATACTTCTCTAGTAAAATCAAGGCCTGTTTCATAACAATAGCACCTGCACTCTGCAGTAGAGTATTAAGTGCTAGATGTGGAGACCTAATCCAAAGTTTACGTCCATCTAATCCTCTAAGCCAACCTTTTGAGCTTCTTGTGTTAACCTCTCCTCGAAGTGTTCTAAGTGAAGGCGTATTATCAAGGAACTTTGCTTTAAGTGCCTTACCATCCTTTGCTTTTCCTCCAACGACACTCCCGATTTTTGCATCACCTGCTCCATACAAGAAGGCATAAATAAAAGTTTTTGCTGTATCTCTTGATTGAAGTCCTGCAGCCACTTGGTTTGTTGTGTGTATATCTCCATTAAGTATCTCCTCTGTGTACTCTTTATCATTCATATAATGTGCTAACATTCTTAACTCAAGACCACTAGCGTCCATTCCAACTAACTTATAACCTTTAGGCACTGTCCACAAAGACCTACACTCTTTACCGTAAGGTGAGTAACTCGCAGGTACTTGTGCTAGATTAGGTTTAGAGTGTGTCATACGTCCAGTAACTGCACCACAACTATTAACTCTACCGTGTACTCTACCATCTTCCTCATCTATAGCCTCAATCCAACTCTTAACCATCGCTACTCGTTTAGAGATAGTAAAGAACTCTAGGATTAATTCAGCCTCGGGAATCTTAACCCCTTTAAGTGTCTGCTCATCTACAATGATAGACCCCTTCTCAGTAAACTTCTTAGGTTTCCATCCGAAGTGTTTCAGATGTCTAGCTACTTGTTGTCTACTACCTAAGTTGAAAGTAGGAAAATCTGTATAACCCCAAACACCTCTCTTAAAGTGTGCACCTCTATCTAGTTGTTTCTGATAGGCTACACTATTAGTACCATCCTTACGCTTAGGATTCTTAAGTACATTAAGTTCTACGAAGGTAGGCAGAGGTTTAAATCTCTCGTGTACCTTAGTCTCAATATCTAACACCTTCTCTTTCAGTTCAGCCAATAGAGTATAAGCCTCACGTTCATCAATTAACATACCATTGTCTTCTTGTTGCTTGATGATTCTGAATACCTCGTGTTCCAGATCTACGGCTTTCTCATCTACATCTTCTAACTGTTTCTCTAGGTTCTTATATACTGCCTTAGTAACTCTAACATCTTGTTGACAATACTTAAGCATCTCAGTATTAAATTCTTCCCATCCTCCACTATAGTCATCTTTAAAATTACCTAGCTTATTACCCCAATTTCTAAGGGAATGACCCCCGTCCATTGATGGATTGGCAAGTCTAGATAGAACGAGAGTATCTCGAACACCCAAATCCCAAGTAAACCCACCAATCCTACGCAGAGTAGGAAGGTCAAAGCCAATAATGTTATGTCCACTAAGAATATGTACGTTCTCAACACCCAGCCACTCTTTAAATTGTTTAACATTGTCTTCTCCTATAAAATTATATACTGTCTTCTTACCATCATCTAGCATAGCACAGATGCAATGAACCTTTGTAGCATTTAAGCCATCTGTTTCAATATCAAAAAAAGCTGTCAACATCTGTATTTACCTCCTTCAATCTTCCTGTATCTGCTGTATATTGAAGTTTACAAGCAGGGCCTGTAAGTCCACTAAAGCGATTTTTAATTACTCTAAGAGTAGTTTGATTCCTTACTAGTGAATCTTCGTGTTGTTGGTTTCTCTCTAGACCAATTACAATATCACTAAGTTGTGCGATTGCAGCCGAACCTCTAAGCTCTGAGAGGCTCACCTGTCCACCTTCTTCGTGTGCCTTACCTTGTGGTCTCTTCAAGTGAGATACTAGGAATAAGCCCACGCCAGTCTCCTGTACTATCTTCCTTAGGTTAGTCATAATTGCATCGATGGCCTTTCTCTCATCATCAAAGCCTTCTTGACTACTAACTACAATACTTAAGTGGTCTAATACTATCCATTTGCAATCATAGGCCTTAGCATACACCCTAATGATATTCAAAAGATTAGCTTCAGACATACTACCGAAGTGGTCATAAAAGTAGACATTCTTATCTGCTACTGACTTCTGCCATAACTCTTTCTTCTCACCTTGGTGTAGCTGATTACCATACTGAGGTATGTGGATAGGTAAGTTAGCCTCAATACCCATCAGACCTAAGACTGAGCGTTCTATAGATTCCTCTAAATGAATGATTGCTAGGTTATCATCTGTCTTATTTAGGATATGAGACTCTAGTTCCTTAACTACTGAAGTCTTACCCATACCACTACCCGAAGTGATAGTGACTAACTCTTGACCTCTAAAGCCATAAGTTAAATCATTAAGACCATTCCAAGGATAATCAATACTAACTACATCTTTATTCTTTAATAGATGCTCCCAAGTATCACTACCTTTTAAGATACCTGCAGGTGTGTAAGGTTCAGCATTCCACCAAGCCTCTACAAAATCCTTAACCTTACCTAGCATTAATAATTCATTAGCATCTTTAGTAGGTAGAGAACATATCTTCAGTTTGTTAGGTGATATGATATCTCTAACTTTCTGTATGCCTTTCTGACCTGCCTCATCTTGGTCGAAACATAAGACTACATTTTCAAAAGATTCAATGTACTCTAAGTTCTCCTTGATGTCTTTCTCTGCACTAGCAATACCATTCTTTAAAGAGACTACTGCACCTTTACCTTCTAGCATCTCATAGACAGACAAGGCATCTAACTCACCTTCTGTGATAGTTAGGTACTTATTATTGCCACTACCAAAAATGTTCTGTCCGAAAAGACCAGATCCTTTATTAGTACCTATGATTTTAAAGTTCTTATTTACAGCATTTCTCTCTTTATAACCAAGTAATTGATTATCTGAGTTGTAGTATGGATAGAAGTGTGCCTCTATCTTACCACCTTGCCCTTTAGCCACCGTCACACCATACTTATTACAAGTGTTCGCTGATATCCTTCTATCAGTTAAAGCTTGTCGTGGTAATCCTCTAGGCTCTATAGAACCGTTAGGTGGAGGCTGAGGGTCATAGGAATTATCTGTTGAGTTATCCATTTGATTATCTCCGTTTGAAGTTCGAGTTTCACATTTAAAACAATAGGTATGACCATCATCATATGTGGCCAACCCATTGCCCTTGGTGTCCTTACCTATGTCTGCACATAGAGGACACCTCGTTTTACTGATTACTCGACTATCCGAAGAAGTCATTAGTTTCTTCATCCTTAGACTTGTAGCCCTCAGTACGCTTATTAACCTTAATGGCTGTTAAGTATGTTGCTACACCGTGCATAGGATGCTCTTGACCTGCTTTCCATAAGACTTGAACCTCTGACTCAGCACCAAAGTCATAACCAATGGCCTCTCCTTCAGCAGTCTTAATCATATCGAAAGGCAGTGGATACTTAGTACTAAACTTACGTGCTTTATACTCACCATCATCCGTCTTAATTGTTCTGACCTTAACACCTGCTTTCTCTAGTGCCTTAGCCTCTTTATCATCAATAGCGACAGTCAGTGTGTACTTACCTGTGTCTTCATTGTTGAATTTCTCTGTACTATCCAAATATACATATTTAGCGATACCATTTGTTACCATATTATTTCTCCTTGTGAGACCTAAAAGTTAAAAGTCAGCCTCGGTCTCAAAGCACTAACTTAAGTTAAATCTAAGTGTTTTTCTTTTTAGTTTCTTAGTAAGAATCTTCTGAAGAATCTAACTAGGTGACTAAAAAATAAAAACTAAGTATTTTTGTTGAATCTAAGGTTATAGTATAACATACTTTTTACCTCTAGTCAATAGTTTTATGTTCTTTTTTATAAGTTTCTAAGATAGACACTAAAGCGTCATCTTTTAGAGCATCTACATTCTGTTCCCAAGACCTACATTCCTTGCAGAGGTCTAGATACTCACCTGTAGTTTTATCTTTAGTTTTAGACTCCATATCAGTTAGTGCCTTATCACAATATAAACATCTCATTTCCTACTCTCCTCGTTATAGTCTTTAATTGTAGCTTTAAGCTCTGCCTTAAGACTCTGAATTTCCCATTCTAGGTACTCAATCCTCTCTTGTAGTAAGTTGGCCTCAGTTGGCCTAGAAGATGTCTGTAAGTCCAGATCTCGCTGTTCTGTGTCATATACTAAGTTATGTATCTTACTCATCTTCAGTTACCTCCTTAATTTTTTGTCTACTAATAGACCACCCATCGTTAGAATACATTCTAGTTAGTGCATCCTCTTCATTATAATACGAGAACATTACATCCCCATACTCATTACAAACTAAATATTCATAAATCATACATTACTCCTCCCATACATCTTCAAAGCCAACACGCTCTGTGTTCCATTCAGCACCATCAAAATCTACATCAGTATTCTCTGCAATCTCTCGTGCCTCATCTTCGTTGGTCGCTTCTACTTCTAAGGTTCTAAAGCGTACAGCTTGTTCCCAACAGTCTACATAATATGTCTTTTTCTTACTCATATATTACTCCTTTATTATATTAAGTATGCTCTTTACAGTCTGAGCACAAATCACCCCAAGTTAGGGTAGCACCACAACAAGGTGATAACTCTTCCTCGTCCTCGTCCCAATCACCATCAACTTGTGCTTCAATCCACTTGATAGTTTGGTGCAGTCTAAGCACTAAATCACTAGCTTCTTTAGGGTAAGGTACTTCAATTGT